CTAATGCTTGATTTACAGCACCTGCAGCAGCAACAATCGCATCTTTAACCGGAACTGCGTTTGTTATAGTGTCGGCAGCTTGGTCAATAAAGCCAGTCATTTCAACAGTATCTGAAACCTGAACACCAGATGCATCAGTATATTTAATACCTAAGTTATCACCAGCTTCTGTGTACTGAGTAGTGTTGTAGTTTAGAACGAACTCAGCACCTAAGAACATAATAAATTTATCAGCGCCTGGGGCGGCTACTAAAGTCTTAGGAGTTGTAGCTAATGCTAATAGCTCTGCAGTAGATACTGTAACCTCAGCATATTGAACTGTATCTTCTGCAAGTTTTGCATTAGTAACAGCATCATCAACCAAGTTAGCAGTACCAACAGAAGAAGCAATACCTGTACTAGATGTTGTGATAGTTCCAGCAGCTCTGTCAATTGTTGCGACAGTTAGCGCCTGAAAAGTATCTGAGCCAGTTGCGAATATTAAATCATCAACAGCTAAGTCATAAACAGCATCAGCAAAGTAATTTGCGCCAGCAATAGTTGCTGAATTATCTGCGTCAGAACGGAAAGTGAATAATGCAGGTGCGTTGATATCAGAAGCATCAACAGTGATTTTACCCGTGTTCATAGAGCTTGTAACTCTAGACCAATTTACTAAATCAAAAGCCATGATTATTCTCCTTAAGCTGATTCGTCGCAGTTAATTTGTAATAAACCTTCGCTATCAATTACAGAAGCACCAGCAGAGAAAATACCGTTAACTAACCAAGTTGTTTCTTTTGGAAGATAGTTAATTTCAGTTCTGAAGTCTGCACCAACACCCATACCAACAGCTTGCTTATGCCAAGCATATGCATTGCGTATATTACCAGCTTTAGGTAATCCACCCTCTGTCATATTAGGTATTTTAATTAAGTTGAAGCCTAAGTATTCTAAAGCAAAAGCTTTATCTAGCACTCTGTTTTGAGTGTAGTCTAAACTTGTGAATTCTTGAGCCGCTAATAAAGAACGGAAGTTAGCAGCACTCATAGCTACATAACGCTCTTCTTCTGGTATTGCATAATCATCGAAGAATTCTTGCATTTGAGTATATTTAGCATATGTAAAGTTAGTACCGCCATCAGCGATTGTATTTGCAGCAGCGCCAGAAAAAGAATCGATACAGATTTGGTCTGAACGTCTTCCCATTGCGGCAGCAACTAAGTGTGCACTTTCCATTTTGCTATCAAAATTTACAGTTAATTCTTGAACTGAATCAACTCCAATTGCAGCAGTATGTTTTTGAAGTACTGTATTTACCTTGCTGTATCCTGGGTCTTGAACTGTTACAGAAACAGAATAACCAGTAGGTTGAGAAATTACTTCACCAGTTTTTCTCCAATCTACAGAATTGCCTACTACATCATGTTTAACTCTTGTTGTACCGCGTAATTTAAAGCCTTTAGATGCGTATGCAGCTTTTACAAATGTATCATATTCAATTTGTTGTACAGCCGTAAGTGATCCACTCATGTTATACCCCTAGTTAATTAATAAGATTATATTAGGGCTTGTAAGGTGATGAGTTTACCCGTTTGGACTCGGATACAAGTTGTCCCTTAAGGGAGTCCTGCAGTATTGCAAGGACCCAATAAGATTAATTTTATAGCATTAGCTTCTTTTGTCAATGAATGAAGAATTTTTTGATGCTCTTTCTATTCTGGCAGAAATTTCTTTTCTATATTTTGCATCAGATTGGTATTTATCAAAATTAGAATTCATGTCCATTTGAATTTCTTCTATTGACTCTGAGTTGTTCTGGTCTGCATCATTACCATTTGGAATCATTGTATTATTGTTCATCATAAGATTTCTTATTTCCTCAAGTGCCATTACTGATTTGGCTGTATTCATATTTTCAGTTAGCGCATAAAATGCATCTTCGGATAGATTTGATTTGGCCCAGTTGTCTATTACTTGTATTCTCTCCTCTGCATTTTCTCCAAGCTCAGCTCTTTCTTTATCAATATCTACACTAAATTCGTTTAAGTATTGAGTAGTAGAATCTAATATTGCGTCAAAAGCATCTTGAGATATATGTTTTGATTTTGCAGCTTCTGCTAGACCTTTCATTGCTGGATGGTCAGACTCAAACCAACCCTGACCCTTCTCAAAGTTATATTCTTTTGGAGCTGAGCCTAGAACCTTTTCTAATTCATTGTAACTTTTAAAGCCGTCAGCAACAGTTTTAAATTTTTCAGGTAGCCATTCTGGCCTATCTCCTACTCCTGCTGTATTTGCATCTAACATCCAGCTTGGCTCTTGCGTTTCAACTACATTACTTTCTTGGATATTCTCATCTTGTAATTCTGGTGGCATTATTTATCCTCTGCGTCTATTCTTTGTTGATGTTGTTTAATATTTTGAATTATCATTCTAAAAGCTTGTTTAAATCCTTGATAGTATGTATTTATAGTTTCGAAATTTTGAGTGTGTATTGGCACTAATTCAGGCTCAATGAAGTTTTCTTTTGCATATTTTAAAAATTCTACTCCGTAACTTGATTCAACAAATGCCATATAGCAAAGCTTGTCGAATATTACAGCTTCTGGATTTTTTGAGTTTTTTTCAATTGAATCTTTATATCCATCAAAATAATTTTCAGGTTCTATATATTGATTTTTTTTCATTGAGGCTGCTCTTCTTCTGGTTGTGGTTGATTATTTAACCTATCTTGCATTACTGCTGCTACTTGGTCAGGATTATTTAAGAATCTTTCATCTATTTGAAGTTTTTCGGCCATCAATGTTGGTGTTGTCATTGGATTTATAAACATTTGTGATGTTTCAGGACCAAACAACCCTTGAAGTAATTGAGCAAATTGAGTTAACGCTGCTATATCTTGCTGGCCTTTAGCCATTGCCATAGGTGATTTATATTTAAATACAACTTGTTCACCATTAATCTTAGGAATTGGAAGAAGCCCCATCTTATCCAATATGTAGCTACATCGCCTTACTACTGGCTCTAAAAATTCATGCTGCAATCTTGAGAATAATGGTCCAATTTTACGTGCTAATTCTTGTTGCTTTAAACTTAGCTCGTATGCTGTTTGAGGCTGAACGCTTTCTGATTGCGTTGGTGAGTTTGCAAACAATAGAGTCGATATTTGTATTCTCAAATCATTTATTGTTAGCTGTGCAAACTGAGGATTACTGGAATCGGGAAGTGGAACTAATGGAAGTTGTCCAGATGTGCCTAATGGAGCTATAGGGATTACTTCAAATGGCTGTAATCTAAATGTATGAGGATTAAATACTCCGTCACTAAAGCCCATATATGGCTTAAATGTATTTAGGTTTGCGCTAGCTAATTCTACTCTAGCCATTTCTTGAAGACTTATAATACTAGGAAGTGCATCCATTACCGGACCACGCCCCCAAGTTTCATTATTTGTTTTTTGAAATCTCCAAACAATCCCGGGATTTGAATCTAAAGATTCAGAAAATAATAAATGCTCAGAAGTCCACGCGGCATACTTAAATTTTTTATCATCATTTGGAAAGTAAGCTACTCCTTCATATATCTTTGAAATAGATGCTAATGGGTTATCAGCTGCTTGCTTCATCATTTCCAAGCTTAATTCTGCATTCTTCCATCTAGTCTTTATTTCTAGAATCTTTGTATCTTCCCAAGTTCTATACCAAGATTCTATCCTTCCGTTTAACCCCTCTTCAATGCATAACTTATCAATCGGAGTGGATGTAAATAATAACGGTTCTTTATCTGTATTTTGATTAATTACTAATGCGCTAGTTCCAATTGATAAATCGAAATAACATTCGTTAATTGAAACATCAAAATTTGAAGCGTGAATGTATCTAAATAAATGACGCATGTATACGTCAAGCTCTGTTTGCACATCCTTTATATCTTCATCTTCAATGTCGTTTAACGAGGCATCTACTTCTAGAAATCCCCATTGCGTCTGTGGCGGAGTCATTGCTTCATGCATTTTAGATACAAACGTCTTTGTTGCTTCAACAGCAGTTGTATCATAAAGACGAGTATTCTTTTTTCTTCCATCATCATCTTTAGTTTCATAAAAAGTATTACGGAATGGAACAGCATAATGAAAACATGCTTCAAGTATAGAAGACCATTGGTCAGCCTTGGTTCTAGCTCTTCCATAACGTTTTTTTAATTGCTCTAACAATGATAGCTGCATCTTATATTCCTTAACCTAATTTCTCGCTAACTTCATCAGAAGGAGCCTGTAAAAATCCTGGCGCCCTGTATCCACGCCTCAAGCTTCTAATTTTCTTAGCTTCTATCTTCCCTTTTTCTCTTTTTCTTTGCTCTTCGATTTTTGCTTCCTCTTCTAAAAGCTTTCTTTTTGTTGCTGCATAATTTGCTTGCTGTTGAGCTGCCGTAGCCTCTGCTTTCTTTCTTGCTGTTTTGCCTGTAACATCACCCCATGCTTTTGATAACCAGCTCATAATATTCCCTCATAATTTAATATTTATATAAATAATCATATCTTCAAAATCTTCTTCTAATACTACGCTGTCTACAAACTTTATGCGATAAGGTACATTAATTAACTTTTGAAGCGCTTTCAATTGGAATGATATTCCCGCCATTATTGTTCCCCATTTTTGCTATATTAAGCTGCATTTCATTTATTTGTTCTTGAAGTTTGTACGAGTCATGCGCTTTGATTCCAACATTAATTGCTTCCATCATCTGCTTAATTTCAGCTGATGTGAACTCGCCTTCGTTAGCAAGTTTTACTAGTTGTTTATACTGCTCATATGGATTAGCTGCAGCTTCTATACCCATTCTTATCTTAGGATTTCTTCCTAGACCATATCTCTCTAACCCTATAAGTTTCCAGTACTCAAAGTTGAATTCTTCGTTGTCTTTATTAAGCTCGCCATCTAGACGCCATTTCTCTTTACCGTACATATAAGCAACACGATAGCATTCATTGAAAATGTCATATTTTCTGTTCCAATCCCAAAATGTTGTGTCACCTATTACAGCCTCAGAACAAAATGTGCTTATTGTGCCACCATCGCCAATTGTTTTTAGAACCATTGTGCAATGGGTGTCTTCATCATATCCTGATGTCCTGCCTTTAATTACTTTGAAAATTTCAGATGGGTTAATTTTTGTCATTAAAAATTCTCTTTTATATGATAATATCTCATATTATAGTTTATTATTAAGGCAAAACAAATATTATGAATCTAAATCAACTTAAGCAAGATATAATCACACCAACATTATCTATTCTTCAAGCGTATTCAGATGATGCAATGGAACTGTTAATATTTACTTGCGCAGTAGAGTCAAATGGTGGTGAGTATGTAAAGCAAATAAATGGTCCTGCTTTAGGTATATATCAAATGGAACCTGCAACACATTCTGATATCTGGTCTAACTATATAAGACGCAATGTAAGACTGCAGCAAATAATCGGACTTAATTTTAACTGTCCGACTGTGCCCAACACAGATAGATTAGTTTATGATTTAAGATACGCAACTATGATGGCAAGACTAAACTATATGAGATTCCCAGAAGCATTGCCAGATAGAAATGACCACGAAGCACTATTCGAATACTATAAAAAGTATTACAACACAGAATTTGGTAAAGCTACTAAAGCAGAATCTATTAAAAAATATAAAGCATTTATCAAAGCCTAGTTTTTATACATCGATGCTTCTTCTAGGTTAAGCTCGTGGAAGCATTTCAAACATAAAAGTTGCGCAACTCTTCTGCTCTTTGGATTAATAATCCAGGACACAGGTATATAATTGTGTTCGCTACCAGTAGCGCATGAATAAGCTTTGTCACGCCATTTTTCTTTTAATGATTTATCAGAATTACTCACTTCATGTGGAACTATATTAGGTGTAGACATTTTTGAATCCTTTAGTAATAGCGCTTACCGCTAAAGATATTGCTCAATACCGATTATAGGGAACGGTAAGCAAATGAAATATATCATAAAGACTATACCAAATACCAATTCAAAGCATGAAGTACGATACTAACTTGTGAGGATATGGGGGCAAATGGGGGGCAAATGAAAGAAATTAAAAAATTAAAAGTAAACCTATTTGGAAGAAGAAAAGGCAAAGCATCTTCAATGAAAATAAAACCAGAAGACATACCTAAACAAAAAAAAGTAAAAATAATATACGAAGAAATTAACCACTTGAAATTAAAACTAGACAAAACAAAAATACAAAACTAAAATATCCAAGCCCAGAGGCTTAAAGGGTTAACGTTCACCGATACTAGCAAGCAGCTAACGATATCGGGGGCGACTAGGTTCAAGTCCTAGCTGGGCGCCACTCCAAACAACAAAAAAACTATCTGAAAAGTGAAATTTTCCCGCGAAAATGCAAATCTCGCTGGTCAAAGTTACAAGACTTTTCTGGGGCACCGGATCCCCACACCCAGCCCAAACCCCCGGGATACCCCCCTCGATTTGAGACGATTCTTCAATTTCAAATGAAAAAAAGTTAATAAGAATAGAAGTTCATCATTCTTTATTCACTTCCCCGTCCGATTTCATTCTATTATATACAGATACATTATTTTTATTTATATATTTTTCTTGACAAATGATTTAGTCATTGATATTATGTTTGCAGTTAGACAATAAACGTAAATAAACGGGAGATAATAATGACAACGCTAGCTAGGAAGACACTTGAAGTTATAGACGCGACGACAATAAATTGCTGTAGCGAGCTAGAAGATTTAATAGTTGAGCATAACGGAGAATACGGCTATGACGCGAAGATGAAGCGCTTATACTCAGAAGATGAAGGATATTACGAAGTATTTGTATTTATAGATGGTTCAGAACTTTTAATTGATGTAGATACAAAAATGATTCAAGAGCGATAATTTATAACTGGGAGATAGAGAATGTATATAGAAGTAACAAAGTCAATATTTGTAGACTATTTCAAAAGCGTTAGACCTGATAATTTTAGCTACGAGGGGCTGCTAGCTTTATTTGATTACTTGATAGATAGAGAAGGCGACGCAGATTGCGGCCTTGAACTTGATGTTGTCGAGCTTTGCAGTGAGTACATCGAGGTTGATTCAACTGAGCACTACGATAACTACGATGATAAACGCCAAGCTGAAGAACTTATTTGCAAAGTTTTAAATAATGGCAACCTTATTGTTAGGAATTGGTGATATGTCTTATGAAACAGAAATACACGGCTCGATATTTAACGACATGGTTTACGGCGATATTAAATACCCATGCGGAGCATTAGTTTATGGCTGGGAGTGCTCAACATTTAAAGAAGCAGGGGAAAAAGTAGCAAGATTTATTGAAAATCACCCCTTTGTTCCGCATAAAGAATGCGATAGTGAGTACTGTAATGAGGAGATGGAGTGATGCATGATGATGTGATAGACCAACAGCTTGAAGATGCAAAAGACTTGTTAAAGCAAGCTCAGGTGTGGATTAACAAAGGTATCGAAAAAGAAGCATACAAAGACTGTGCAATACCTAAAGCGCCTAGCTTGCTTAGTAAGTATATTAATGACTTTTTGGGGGAGTGAATGGTGGGTTTGAGTGAAATAATACAGCAACATGAAGCTGAAGAGAGGCTTAAAGCGCAGATGAAAGCATTTGAGGATCTACTTGTAAACGGCACCGCAATAATACAAGTTAAAGAACCAAGTAAAATGTTAAAGGAAAAAATTACAGGGGAATCAAAAAGTGATAAAGAGGAGTGCAAGCATAAAAACGTAGACCCTCAACCGTCTTACCTGTGCGAGGATTGCGGCAAACATCTTAGCGTTAGTGAATTTAACGGTGAATTTAGTTAATAAGGGAATAAAGAATGAAAACATACGAAGAGCTAATGATAAACTGGCATCAAAAATACCCACACTTACGGCCACCAACTAGGTACGCAATCGAGGCCATAAACAGATATGCTGAACACGGTCTTATGCCAGGAAGTTTTATCACCTCTGTGCTAGCAAGCGACCTGAAAAATGCTGTTTATAATGCGGACAATGAGAATATAAACACACTTCCTGCGCTAATTGCATACCTGAGATGGAATGTTCCAGCAATTTGCTGGGGGAGCTATGACAAAATAGATAGTTATAGGGATAGGATGGAGGCAATGGGTGAACTATAAGGACGCTTACAAAGCCATACAGCACATCAAAAAATCAACTTTTAAGGCTGAGCCAATATGGCCAAACGTTAAGTCATTAACATTAAAACAATTTATAATACTAAGCACTTTAATAGCTGAAAATAAATCATTAAAACAAACGGGAGCATGAAAAATGAGTACAGGTTTAAATAATTGTAATTTCATTGGTCGACTTGGCCAAGAGCCAGACATAAAATACACACAGCAAGGCAAGGCTGTGGCTAATTTATCACTAGCGGTAGGCGAAACACACAAAGACGCGAGCGGTAAAAAAATAGAGCAAACAGAATGGATTAGAATTACTTTTTTTGGTGCTCTAGCTGAGATAGCAGAAAAATATTTAAACAAGGGTTCTCAAATATACGTATCCGGCAAGATGCGGACTAGGAAGTGGACGGATAACAACGGACAAACAAGGTACTCTACGGAGATTGTTGGGCAAGACATGCGAATGCTGGGGGGTAAGCAAGATAATCAAGCTAGTGCGTCTTATTCTCAGCCTCAACAAGGGCAAGTTAGCCCTCAAAACCAAGCTATAGCAAATGAGCTAGGTGTAGACGACCAAATACCATTCTAGCCGTCAATTTCTTGACTCTTATCCCCAGAATCTGTTGATAACTCTGGGGATAAATAGCATAACTTACAAAAACCATCTATTAATCAAATACTAACAATGTGATCAAATTACGCACTTTTCTTGATTGGGTTTTGATTGCTAGAAGTTTGTAGGACATCCAAAATCTTGCTGTCTATCATCATAATTCTGGAATTGTTCAGGTTGAGCTTCAAAGTTTTTAGCATTCTCAACGTAAGCAGCGCCTTCTCTAAACCCTTTTTCAACTAGGTTCCCTTGCTCAAAATTAAAATAGCAAGTTAGCCCTGCGCCCCCGTTTCTGTTTAGTAATATTTTAACTTCCATTTGCTTGCCATGCTGATCAACAAAAAACTGGTCTATTTCTTGATCGACAAAAGTTCCAAGCAGTAAATGACAATCATACTGAAGTTGTGAAGTATCTCTTATGTCGTTAACTTGAGGTCGCTTATCGGCTCTATTAGCAACATTTCTGTTTACTTGAGATACAAGAATGATAATGCAATCTAGTTCTTTAGCTAAATGCCTAAGAGTTGTAACAACTCGCCCCCACATGGAGAAAGATGATTCGTTTTTTTGTGTATCCACTTTTATTAACGTCAAATAATCAACAAGAATAGTTTTAACTGGCATTTTTCGCGCCTTTAAACGTGCCTGCTGAACGATAAAGCTTAAAGTTATATCTGAGTTATCGTAAACAATAAAAGTGTCTGGCGACGTGTTTTCTCCCGCCATAGCCGTTAATCTTGTGTACGCTTGGTCGGTCGCTTTCTTCTTCTTCCATTCACCCCTATTTGTTTTAGTTTTTTGAGCAATAATATTTATCAAAAACTCTCTTACGCTAATCTCCATTGTGAAACATAAGCTCATTGTGTTTTGTTCAAGTCTATTTGCAAATATACTACCTGCCAAAGCTGATTTACCGTTTTTTGTTGCCCCAACTACACCAACAAGAGAGCCTTTAGCCATGCCCTGCCCCTCGTCTTGCAATAACATATCAAGATTATCAAAGCCGGTTTTCTCTATCTCAAGTGGTGATTCATCCATTAAGTAATCAACAAACTCGTTGAAAGCCTGTTTAGCTGTTGTTCCGGCATTAATATCTTTCAGCATGTATGACGGAGTGCTTGCACCCTCTAATATTTCCACCATTTTGTTTGGAGTTGCAGGTTTTGTTTGAATAATATCTAATATGTTTTGTGCCATATCTTGATAAGAGTTTATTTTGTTAATAGTTCTTAAGCTATCGATATAAAACTGTAGATTATGGCTTGAAAACGGTGATTGTGCCCAGTCACCTATGAATAACCTTAGCTCGCTATCGTCGCAACTTGCTTGTAATGATGCGCGAGTTAAGGATTCGTTTCTATCCATTGACTTTTGCATATGTAGAAATACAAGTTGTGTCATGCCCTGAAAATCTTCAGATTGCAGTTGAAGCATAAAATCATGTGTTTGCTTATCTCTGGCCTTAGCCATTTTCATTATTGTTCCAAGTATTATTATTTCTAATTCATCTTTCTTCATTCTTTTTATCTTCCCAGTTAATTATTCTTTGTACGCAACTTAAAGCTTGGTCCATCTCGATATAGCGAACCGGTCTTTCGATATCCTCTTCATCGTATTTAGTGATGTCTGTTGGCATGTCGTTTAACTCATGTAATTCAAGCAAGTCGTTATAGACCTTTTTTGCTAATTCACCTATTGTTTTCATTTTTTAACCTCTGTGTTTAACGTTTTCATCCATGCTAGTTTAGCTAAAGGCTCCTCTCCCTTAACTTTGCAGTCCATCTTATACGCTTTGTAGTCTAAGTCGTTCTGCATGTTTGATTGCCTATGAATTGGAGTACTGCTTTTAGGTACTGCTATTTCATCTTCCCATCGTCTGCCATTCAGATAAGATAACGGTAAGGGTATATACTGAGTATCTTTACCCTTCCATTCAGTTTTAGCCCTTAAAGTTAAGTTTTCCAATATTGCATCTATATGCTTATCTAGTTTTTTTCTCATCCAAGCTTTTTTTGTATTCTCTTTGTTTTGTTTTCGTGGGTAAGCTTCCCAGAATTTAATAAACAATTGAAGTGATTCCTTCTGTTCATTTGAAGAATGAACAATAGGTTTTATATTGGTAGGTTCTTCTTTTAGGTTCAGTGTCCCGCTTTCGGGACCGGTACGTGTCCCGCTTTCGGGACCGGTAAACTTTTTACCAGTACCACTTTCGGGACTGGTTGATTCCCTATGAAGCACATAGTTTAACCTCATAACGGGAACTTGTTTTCTAAATCCTTTCATTTCTCCTGTGTAGGTGATTAGGTTTTTTTCTATTAGTTTTTTTCTGTTATCCATTATTGATTTTCTATCTAGCCCTGTATCAGCTTCAAGGCGCTTGATACTCGGCCAGCATTCGGCATCTTCACCAGCGCGGTCAGCTAAGGATAATAAGATTAGTTTTTGAGTTGGTGTAACTTGTGATTTAGTAAGCTTCCAAGTTGATAATGTTGCTTCGATACTCATTTAGATTAACACCTTATTTTTATGCAGAAACAATCCATCTTTTGCTTTGCATTTGAATTAGTTGGTGTTATAATAGGCATCTATGCTGATGGATTTGTATTATAACACGGGATGTACCTTAATCCCTGAGTAGCTACAACTACTCGGGAATTTTTTCTTGATTTAAAATCAAAACTTATACTAACAAATAATTAACTCTATGTATATTGTGCGATCACTTATGATTCAGCTGAATCATAAAAAAGCACATCTTTATTTACCTGATGCTCGCCCATCTCTTTTAAATGCATAATTTCCTCTTTCAATCTATGTCCTTTCATATCAATTACAGCCTGCAATTGCTCTAAGAGATTTAAGTCTTCATCGATTAATAGTTGCTTAAACCCGCCGTGAATCTGTGACAACTCTATTATTTCATCTATTTCAAGCATTTTTTAATCCGTAGAAATGTTGTTAAAATCAGCGCCGAGTGAATACTTTACTGCGTCATGAAAATGCACATCTTTATTTACCTTTAGTTCTTTCATCCCTTTTAACGCCTTGTTTTCTCGTAAAAGCTCCTCTTTTTCTTTCCGCATCATTTCGTAAGCAACTTTTGCTTTTTCCGCTTCCATCTCTATACGATGTGCTTTGTCATTAATTATGGCCGTTAATTTGTCTACAAGTATATCGAAAGCTTCTTCATATTCATTAACACGCTTAAAATCTTTAAGAATCGCGTTTATTTCTGACAGCGCTATTATTTCTTCTTGTTCATTCATTATTTTTACCCTCTTTAACAAACATTAATTCATGCTGCGGAAATTTATAATATAAAATGCCATGGCTTTGAACCTTATACTGCTCAACTAATCCTATAGATATCAGCTCCTTTAGCGCTTTTCTGACAGTAGGAACTGCTTTTAATATCTTATCAGCTATTCTTTGCACTGAAATACGTGCTACCTCATCAGAATCTTTGACTGAGTGTATTATTTTATAAACTTCTTTTGCGTTATCACTTATTTTATCACTATCTATTAGCCACTTTAGCTCTTGTAGCTGCTGAACTATATCAGAGCCGATTAAGTTTTCTCTTAAGGCTTTTTCTATATGTTTAAACTTGCTCATTGATTAACTACCCTGTTTGATTTATTATACCTACGCGTTTAAGCGCTCTTGTGTGTTTATTCTCTCAGTTAGCACATGAGCGCTGCCCTTGTAACAACCTACTTTGATTAGTCCAGCCTCTTATTACCTACACGCCTAAATTTAATACCTTGACTTTGATACGGCTCAACATGAGACATATCTGCCACTAAATCACCGTTTGTCATTTGTTCTATCTTCATTTGTGTATTAATCGGTATAAAGCCTGACTTTCTCCAAGCTGCATAAGATGATGAACCCATCCCGAGCGTTCTAAACGCATTTGCATAAGTTCCATATTTGGTTACTAAGTCCTCTAATTTCATTTTATCTACCTTGTTTTAATAGTTATTTGCATTGACATATTAAATTAATTTACGTAAAATAGCAAATGAATTAATAACTGAGGGAAGTATAAAAATGAGTAAAGAA